TCCACTACCAACGCAGCCGTATCTAGCGCTGCGCCAATTACTTTAATTATACTAATAGCTCCGCTTATGTAATCTTGATTAGTTGCGCGACCGCCCCATCGCAACGGGGCAGCTTGGGAGCCCAGCTTGGCGGGTATGGCCGTGGCTGTTGTCACCAGGGTCGTGCCGTTACGCCGCAGGGTCATTGACGTTGAGGGCACCCAAACCCCAGAAAACATGCCCCATGTATTGTTAAAGTTGCCTGAGGGATTGGCGATGAACCGGTTGTTTACATAGAACTGTAAAGCTGCGCCGTCTGCGGTCAGCGCGTAGCCTGCTGCGGCCCGGTTCCCGCCAATTTTATCTAGCAACCATTTATCATTAGTGGCAATACGAGCCCAGGCGATAATAGTTAGGCCAGTTGTTGGCACCAACTGGGTGCCGGAGTCGTTAAATTGAACGTAATCGTTCACACCGTCTAGCGGCAAGATGCCCCCGTTGGCTGTACTAAATGTAGGGCCACCCGTTAGCGTGCCAGTTAGCCCGGCAACCGTGCCCAGACTGCTGATGGTTGTGCCGGTGCCGGGGTAGCTGGCAGAGTTACCAAAATCGCAGAACAGCAGCGGCGTGGGGGCGCCGCTGGTAACGGGGGGCCTCCTTCTGTCTACAACAACGGTCATCCGGTTACCTCCCACCCATGGCCCGCGTCTCCATTCCTTACGAAACCTCATTGATCCAACCAGTGGACAGATCAATTACCCTGCCGGCCTTGATGTCTGCAATCAACTCTGCTTGGCGCTCCAAGTTGACCATGCCAGCATCCCTAATTTTTTGGCGTAGAACCAATAACTCTCGCTGAGCTGTCGTCGCCTGATTCAATGAGTCAAGCCTTTCTGCTTCCTCTAATAGTTCACGAAAAAGAGGATCTCTGTTGCCAGGGTAAAGACGAAAATTTGCTTGAGAAAAAGCGGACTCAACTTGGCTTATCAGCACGTCTTGCGGATGCGGTTTTACCTCCAGTGTTTCCTCCCACGTTCCTAGCGGACCGCCGGGCTTGGGGTTGGCATAAGGCACGGGTGCCCATGTCGCGATTTCATAGCTGGTGCGGTTGTCATATTCGCGGGGCTGGGAGTCGGTCTTCAGGTACCAAACCAGTTCAGGGCGATCCTCGGGGAGGCCAAACAGGTTGGGCCATTCCGTGCCGGTTGGATTGGTGACAACGCCATCGCGCAACGGAACAAACAGGTCAACGCTATGGCCCTCTTGTGGCCCTGGGTCAGCGTAATAACGAACCCCTGTATCAGAATTGGTGGCAATGTTTGCAGTCATCAGACTTGAGTGCGAGTGAATTGGAAGGCAACAAAAACACCTGTAGCGCCCCCGAAGCCCAGGACATCAAAACCAACACGAGTGCCGGCAGTGATCCCCGTGGCTCCGGTTAGCAGCGAGGTCGCATCCACCAGGCTGGCGCCAGCGGACAAAGTTGCATTGGTCGTCAGCAGCGACGTTTTAACGCCTGCCGCTGTTCGGCGGTAAGCGTTAAAAGTCGCCGTGCCAGTGCCAACAGTATCAATGTGACACCCAAAATATATACCCGTAATAGCAAAAGTTCCAGCGACAACAGCAACCGGCAGTTCGTCATAATTGGTGGCGGCGGTTCCCGCTTCCCCCTTGCTTGTCGCCTTGAATATCATCGCGTCAGCAATGGACGACAGGCTAATAGCTTTGGTGGTGGGGTTATAGGAAAGAGGCGCAACCGCTGATGCGACGCCATCGGTTCCGTTCGCGCCCGTTGGGCCCTGAGGTCCAGCCGCCCCGGCTTCACCGGTAGGACCTGCTGGCCCCTGGGGCCCGGTCGCACCAGTCGTGCCTTGCGGCCCAACCAAGGAAGCCAGCCATTGTGCTTCGGTCCCTGAAAAACCGCCAGCCACGGCCGCCTGGTAGGCGCTGCTGCCCGTTGCGCCGGTAGGCCCCGTCGCCCCCTGAGGCCCAGTAGGCCCAGTTGGGCCAGGGACCGTTGATGCAGCCCCCGCCGGCCCCTGAGGCCCAGTAGGCCCAGTTGGGCCAGGGACCGTTGACGCAGCCCCCGCCGGCCCTTGAGGCCCAGCGGGCCCGGCAGGCCCGGCAGGCCCGGCTGGACCCGGAACCGTCGATGCAGCCCCCGTCGCGCCCGTGGCCCCCGTCGCGCCCGATGGCCCTTGAGGCCCAGCTGGGCCCGGTGCGCCCTGGGGCCCTGTCGCTCCCGTGGCCCCAGTGGCGCCTGGCGGCCCCTGGGGCCCCGGCGGCCCTGGTGGCCCAGCGTCCCCGGTCCCTCCCGTTCCCCCCGTGCCCCCCAGCGACGCCCCCCTGCTCCCGCCAAAGCCAAGCGCCCCATCCCCCAGCCCGCTGCCGCGGCGTCCGCCCACCCCCAGGCGCGGGCGGAATGTGGCCCATGAATCGCCGCCGGTCAGGGCATTGGGTTGCGACTGCGCAGTGTCGGTCCGCAGCAGGTTGGCCCATGCCTCGTCCTGATCGGCCTGCGTGAGCTGGTAGGTGGTGGTGTTCCCCACCGCCCTGTTGCCGAACACCCGCGCCGCACGGATGGTGGCCCAGCGGTTGTATACCTCGGGGGATTCGTCCCACGACAACAGGGTGACGACGTTGGCGTAGATCGTCGCCTCACCGATCACATAAGACCTGGCTTGCAGGTCGTAAACGCGGGCCCCGCGCAGCTGGAAACGCCCGTTCCATTCGACCCGGTTGGGCGCCCACTGCACGATGTTGGCCGGAACTGTCAGCTCACCGGTATCCGAATCCCGGTGGAAGGGCACCTCGGTCTCCCGGTTCCAGCTCCACCCCTGGGCCTGGCCTTCCTTGTGAAATTCGAGCAGGGCACGCTCGGCTTCCGCTGCCTCGCCTACCTGCTGCGTCTCCAGCGAATTGACCGGCGCTTCGCCGATCGTCGCCAGGCAGATATTGACCGCCTCCAGAAGCGTGGTCCGGCCGGGGCTCAGTTGCTGGGCCGCCTGCCCCATCGCTGCCGCTGCAAGGTTGTAGAGCAATCCTAGCGGCAGCCATGAAAAAACCCCCGGTTTGACGCGGGGGCCTGCTCCCATGTGCTCCGGTTACAGATTAGGGGACGACGATGCACCCCGCGCATTCGGGGCTCAATTTGCCCATGCCGATGGCCATGGATGCCACCAACAGTTGGGACTGGTAGACGATGTTGTAATCACCATTCGGTGCAGTCATCTGGAGCTTTGGCGCCCGCAGCTCCAGCACGCCCATTGCATCCCCGTGGTAAATCAGGGCTCGACATTTGGAGAGATCCTGGGCGTACTCGCTGTTGGCGTTGTCCTGGGCCTGCAGGGTGTAAGCCGGCTGCTCGATGAAGTTCGACCAGTAAACAGGCACCCCAGAGATCCGCCCAGCAAACACTTCCTGGACAGTGCCGTTGCTGCCGGTCCCGCCGTTGAAGTCGGCATTGATGAGCCGCTTGCTGTCCTGGAGCCAACCCAAGACATCGGGGGTAACGACGCAGCGCATGTTCCCGGTGGGGACGTGCTTCTTCTGCTTCAAGGTCACCATCTGTTTGATGGCGGCATAGAGCTCGTCACCCTTTGCCTCGTTGTTGGCAGCGGCAAACCCAGCGCTCAGGGTGATCTTGTCGCCAGTGCGGCCGGCGTTGATCGATTTGGCGAACGGCTCAGCGGTGGTGTTGGCAGCCGCAAACAGGATGCGGGCAACCCGCAGTTCCCTCTCGTCAGCCAGTGCCTCCCCCAGCTGGTGCATGGTTTCCGCCCTGGTGGCCGGGTCCTCCTGCAGCTCGTCCAGGTCGTAGATCGCCTCATCGGCAATCATCAACCCATCAAGCCGGAGGATCCGGCTGTTGAGGTCGGACGGGGAGTTGCCGCCGCCGTCGATTGGGGTCCCAATGGTGTGGTAGCGGGCCTGACGGCGGGCGGTCATGTTGAACCGCTTGCTACGTCCACCCTTGATGGTCTTGGTCTTCACAGTGGAAGACAGGATTTTTTTCTTGTCGTAAGCGGTCAGCAGCTCGTCGCCGCCAAGGTCCAGGAACAGGGCGGTGACATCGCCAGCGCCCCGGACCTGCCCAAGCCTGGACAGGCCGAGTAAATCGGCAGACATTGTGATTGCGGAAATGAAGTTCTCTTGGAACCCATCGCCTTCCGCTAATCGAGTTGTCGGCCGCAGCCGGCTAGATAGCTACAAGGGTGGAGTAATCCACCCAAACGTTACCACTTCTTGGCTTTTTTCGTTCTGGCGAACTTGGCATCCAGGCGGCGCTGATAGCTTTCGTCCTTCAGGTATCGCTCGTTGCCGTTGTCATCCTTGGCGTAGCGGTCCTTTCTCCAGTCCGCCTGTGTCTCGTAAACATCGGCTGGCTCGCTGACCTGCGCCCCGCCCCCCAGGTACTCGGGCTCCCTGGGGGCAGTGCCGGCGCGGGCCTGGAATGCCTGCAGCGCAAACTGCACCGCCAGCAGATTGCCGGTATCGAGGGCCTGCTGGTAGGCGCTCTTCTCCTCTGGCGCCAGGTTGGCGGCGGCCCATCGGCTCAGCTTGTCGAAGGCGGCATCACCGCCGACCGACTGGCGCAGGGCCGCCACCACCTCGGGCTGATCGTTCAGGCTGCCGGCGGCCGGTGCCGCTGCTTCGACTGGCTTGACGCCGGCCAGATAGGTTTCGATCAATGCCCTGGGCAGTCCGCCCTTTTCGGCCAGGGCATCCACGTAGGCGGTGACATCCTCGCCGGCCTCGAACTTGGCGGCCATCTCAAAAGGGTTGACCTCGGCTTCTTGGAACCTGGCGGCCAGGGCCTCGCCGTAGACCTCGGCGCCACGCTCGGGGGTGTACTCCTCGATCTCGGCGGCGGCCGGGGGTGCCTCGGTCTTCTCGCTGCGCTGGCCCTGCTGGCCCTGCTTGCGCTGCAGTTCCAGGTAAGCCCTCTCCAGGTCGGCCGGGCTGTCGAACTTGCCGGCCAGCTTTGCCGGCTTGGCCCCGGGGGCAGCGGGCGCTTCCTCGCCCTCAACCTCCTCGCGGTCGGGGACGCCTGCATCGTCTAGGAACTTGTCCAGGATGCTGATCTGCTTGGAGGACGCGGGATCGACAAGTGCCTTAAGTTCAGCCGAGGCATTGATCTGGTCAAGGGTCTTGGGGGGCGTGGCTTCAGTGGTCATGGCTGCATCTCGGGTGACGTGGGTTGTACGGGCTGGCCGTCAGGGGGAGCCCCCTCGGCCATTTGCTGCACGGCCATGCCGGCATTGGCCAGCTTCTGGGGATCACCCATGCCGGCCTGGATCAACTGCTGCTGCCGTGCCTGCTGCATGGCGGCAGCCTGCTCTTCCTGGATCCGCTTGTCGGACTTGACCAGCAGGGGGTTCACGCCTACCCCGGTCGCCAGCTCCCTGAGGTATGAGGCGCCATCAACCAAGGCGCTGAACTCCTGCGGCATGGCCTGTAGGCCAAGCATGGCGAACTGGTTAAGGCGTTCAACATCGGACTGGCGGCCCAGTGCGGCTAGGCCAACATTGATCAGCGGCTCAACGCCAGGCAGATCTGGTAGCTCGTTGGTTTTGCGCATGACCGAAACGATCCTGCGGGCATGGGGGTACTGGAACTCGACCGTAAGGATCGAGTAAATGGAGCCCAACATCTGCTCGATCTGGTTGATGTCCTCCTTGATCTCCTCTCGCGTAGTGCGTTCCGAGTCTCGGGCGTTGAACAGCAGAAAGATCCTGGATAGCCGCTCTTCCAGTTGCTTCTCCTTCTGCCCCGCCACTGACAAGTCCCGAATGTTGCTGGTCTCAATCGGGAAGAAGTCCTGAGGCTGCGCGTCAATCACGGATAGGTTGGGCGCCCTGGCGTAGGCCTCCTTGCTTGTGATTGCCGATGGCTTGCGGCCAACGATCTGCCGCGCTGCAGCCGCGCTGCCTTCGAGCACCGCCTGGCTGATGCCGTCCAGATTGGACAGGTCGGCCAGGGCGCACCACTCGACATAGCCGGGGCCGTAGCTGTCGCCGTCGATCTTGTACAGCCTCAACGGCATCCACGGGCTGGCGTCGGCTGGCTCGCTCCCATCGGTTTGGGGGACGATATAGCCCCCAACCTCTTGGTGCCATGTCACCTTACCCGGGGAGTCGTCAGACCCCGGCTGCCATTTGATGTGGGTGAAGACCTTGATCCGCCGGTTGTCCCTGCGGGTGGTGTCGGTGTCGATTTGCCAAGCGCCTCGCAGCTTGTCGGCCTCATCCAGAACCGCCTTGAGCCTCGGGTTCAGGGAGGCATAGAGATAGGTTTCGCAAGCGACGGCCTCCACCGGCTGGCCCATTGGATCCCGCAACAGCACATACTTGTTGAGGTGGAAGCACTTCATCGCGGTGGCCGAGCGATACAACATTGCGTTGCCGCCGACAATTAAGTGCATCAGCCCTTCAAACAGCGAGACCCGATCGCTGCCGGTGGAGAGGGTGCGCTCAATGGCTCGATCCAGAAGGGCCAGTGTTTTCTCAATTTCGATCTTCTGGGCCGCAAGGTCCTCTTCCGTCGTGCCCTCTGCGACGGCCATAGCGTCATCTCTCGCCTGCGCCACCTCATCTTTCGTCAAGCGGATCAACCCACTTAGCGGCAGCAGGGCCAGCAGTAGCCGGCTGCATAGGTTGTTGACCCCCAACGCCCCAATGCCGTTGTACGGCAGTTGCTGCTCCTGTGCCGCCTCGGTCAGGATCTCGTCTGAGTCAGGGATCAGGGATGGAATCGTGAGCCGCGCCGCTCTACGTGCCCGCTCCAGCCAAGTATCCCGATAGGTGCGCAGCTGGTTGTACCTGACCTCCGCTCGCCCCTTGTGCAGTCCCTGGGTTTCAGAGATCGAATCGACGCCGCTGTCTCCGCGTTCCATTAGATCCCCAGGTTCAGGCCGACGCCTGCAAGGTTGATGTCAGCGGTCAGGCTGAGCCTCTGGTTCGGCTTCTTCTTGGGCGCAGTAACCGCCGTGGTCTGTTCCTGCCCCGCCCCAGCGGTGCCCAGATCCAGGGACACGGTGTAGGGGTTGGCATTGACGAGGATTTGCCCGGGGGCCTTAGCCGCCTCCAGCTCGCGCTGCCGTGCTGCCGTGTCGTTGGCGATCATCTGCGACTGGGCCCGCAGTTGATCAACCAGCTCCCGGTTTTGCGTGTTGATGCTTTTCATCGCATCCTCCTGCTGCAGCGCCATGGGGTCCGCCTTTGGCTTCTTGTCCTTGGCGCCCATCGCCTTTGCCAGATCGCGTCCTCCACACATGGCTACTGCCCCAGGGATAGTGTTTGCTGCCGGTCAATCCGCAGCCCGCGGCTGCCCGTTGGCCGGGTCATGCCGGTGCGGTTGTCGCCCAAGGTGGGCGCCTTGGCGCTGCGATCGGGGACCGGCGCCCCGATCAATGCCGCCAGCCGGCCAGCAGTTGCAGCAGTGTTCTGCGCCTGCTCCATGCGGGCATCGCGCAACTGCCCCATCACCGCCTGCTGCTGCAGGGTTGCAGTGTTGATCCCCTGCTGGGCCGCCATCACCTTGGACGACTGCTGCGCCTGCATCAACTGGAGCTGGGTGTCGGCCAGCCGGTTGTACTTGCTGTAGTCGGGTTGGGTGATGGTGGGAGCCTTGGGCTTGCGACCGCCGCACATCAGAGGTCCAGCAACGGGTCTTGCTCGGTGGCCCACTGGCGGATGGTCTCTACCACCCGCTGCTCCCCAATGATCTGGGCCCGCTGGTCGGGAGACTTGTTGGCCATGCCAACGATGTCAGCAGGGAAGCTCTCCGTCAGGCGGGCCAGCAATCCTGGGGAGACGAGGAGCTGCATTACAGGGGTGCAGTGTTCCCAGGGAGTCTAAGGGGGTGAGGTTGTTATCAACGCCATCTCACCATCATCCTCACCAGGGGGATCGCTCCAGCCCAGGCGCCCAAGGATGTGACTGGAAATACCAAGACTTTGCCCCATTCCCATTTTTCATGCCCTCCAGCCGCGATTGTCCCAGAGTTGCACCAAACAATGCGACCGATGTACCCACCGCTGCTAGTGATCTGCATAAATTCGTGGTTCATGGCGTCCACAATCTGGGGGTCTGAGTTTCAAAGTCGTATTCACCGGGCCGCAGGATGCGGGCGCACCGGGCCTGGGCCAGGGCCATGGCTGGGGCTTTACCTGCGTCCGCCCAGTCTTCCTTGAGCGCTGTTAAGGAATAGGCCGCAAGCACGGCGTCCCACATCTGGTGTTCGTCCGTGCACCTAGACAGCAGCGATTCCGCTTTCTTCTCCCCGATGCCAGGGCAGCCGGGGTAATGGTCGCTGCGGTCGCCAATCAGAGCCTGGGAAAAAAAGCACCGATCCGCAGCAATCACGGTCTGGACAACAAGTTCCCCATTCCGCAAGTGCTTGCCTGGCACCGTCAACAGATCTTTGTCCACACTGGCCATGAAGTCGTCAGGGCCGGCCAGGATACCCAGGGCGTCGTCGGCCTCCACGTTCTCCAAGGTGACAACATCCCAGCCGCTGCTGATGGCCAGCCGCTTAACCGCTGCCACTAAATCAGGCCAGCCGGGGACCTTCTGTTCAGACTTCCGGTTGCTTTTGTATTCGGGCCAGATGCCGTAGCGGAATGACCGGGCAGAGCTGAAGCACAGGGTTATCGGCAGGCTGGGATCAAAGGCTCGAATGTCGGCCAGCTTGTCCATGAAGTAGGCCATCGCCTCATCGTGGCGGCAGCCGATACGCCAGTTGGCTGGCTCCCATTCATAGCTGTACTCGGCGGCCTTGGCGGCGGGCACCAAGAAGCCCTCGGTGTCAATCAGGATGCGGGACATTGGGTAATAAAGGCGGGTTTTTGTTCAGCCATTGATACGGGCCACACCGGCGCCAGCGCTCCAGGTCGTACACCCGGATGGTGACGATTTTCCCCTTGGCCGTGATGACCTTCCACCCGTAGGCGGGGCCATTCACCAGGTCGATGGTCTCCCGGCGGCCAGGGGGGTCAAGGGTCTGCATTGCTGTCTTCGTCCTCAATAGCAAATGCTTCTATAATCTCTTCGCGGTTTTTACCTTTAGCAATCATTGACCTGATATCGGCAATCATGTGCACGATGTTGCGCATGTCGGACTCCCCATTGCTTCGACACCATTGCGCACGCTCCTCCAGTAGGCCCAGGGCGTCTTCTGTGGTTAATCCGTTCATGGTTCCTCGGGTGAAAGTGAAGGTGGAAGCAACCGCTGCTCTTCGCCGGGCAATGGCAGCGGCTGCCGTGGGCCGGTGGACGCCAGCATCGGCAGCCCGTCAGGTCCTGCGGCTATCACGGCCTGCGGGTCATGGGCGTGCCATCTAGCTGGCATCAGGGCCAGCTGTGCCGGTGTTGGCTGCAGCCCTGGGGGCAGCTCGGGGCGGAACCCCCAGGTCCTGACGGCAAGGCCCTTCTCGTCGCATCGATACAACGGAGCCATTAGCTCCCGCCAACCGGGAAACCTGACAAACTCCTTGCCGGCGGTGGACTGGATCCACTGGCTCGTGGCCCAGACCAACTGCTTGGTGCTGACCTCGGGGAACTGCTCGACAAAAGATTGGTGCATTACCAGGGCAACCGCTGGCGCCCAGCGGTCGGACTCCTTTGTCCGCAGATACCCCCAGATCATCTCGACGCACGTGAAGAACCACTTTGCGGCGACGCTCTCTTCCAGTAGTGGTGCCGGGGTGGTGTCGGGGACATCGGGGCCGGCCAGGTGGCTTACCCGGGCAAGAAAGTAGCGTTGTTCGTCCCGGCTGGGCAGTCCATTGACCTGAAGTGCGGCCCAATCAATCGACTCCATGACCGCCTCCATAAAGTCCTCCTTCGATCAACGTCAGCGCCGCTTGCAGCTGTGACGACTGGGGGCCATGCGACCGCTGCCGTTGCTGTTGCTCCCGCGTCAGTCGCTGGATTTCCTTCTCGACATAGGAGACGTCAAGTTTCATCCAGCCGGCAGCAACGGCTTCATCAATCAGTAGGCGCTGTTGCCAGTGAGGCAGCCTGCCCAAGTTGCGGCAGGACAGCTTGAATGCCTGCTGTGTCCAAGCGGCATTTCTGCCGTGGCGGTTGCGGCGAGCCACGTTCCACCACTCCAAAACCGACAGGCAGATGTCAGCAGGGATGGGCAGCAGGTCGGTGCCGTGGGCCCCCAGGTAGGGCATGGCATCGTCCATGGTGATTTCCCAGAAAGCAGCCGGCCTGCGTGACCGCCTGGACGGCAGGGTTACCTCGATCTCCCCGCCGCAATGCGGGCATGATGTTGTCTGCATCAGGACACCACCAGCCAGCAGGCCCAGGCCAGGATGACCATGCTCCAGACGGAGAAAAGTAATTTCTTCACTGGCATTAGTTCATGGATGGCAAAATGGAATTAAGCATGATTTGCGTTGCAACCTCGCGCACTACATTCGGGTTAAAAACCTCTCCGATTGGGAAAGATTTGGTAACACCGTCAAAACCAACAACGGCCATTCCGTTTTCATACTTGTAGAATTCATAAGTCATTCGGTCGCTGGCGTGTCCAACAGGATCGCCGGGGGAAAACAAACGGTTTTGATCAAGCACAATTGCAATAGCTGATTCTTTAGTCTGTGAGTTCATCAGAGCCTCACCTGGTAGCCGCAGACAAAGCCGCAGACAAAAACGCCAAAGGTGAAAGCAAGAAAATAAATCATTTACATGCTCCAAAGAATGTCGTTAACAATGGCGGCAATGATGCCGCTGAAAAAGCAGAAGATCAGGATGTCGTCTTGTGTCATCCCTGCCCCCCTGGCGCCATTGCGGCCCAGTTGACCTGGATGGCATGGTGCAGGGTGCCGTCGATCAAGGCGTCGGCTACCTCGGCGCGGGTCCGGCCGGACAGGGCTTGCATCAGCTCGAGCCGTAGGGCGATCTGGGTATCGACAAGCGCCGCTGTCGCCTCGGCGTCGGTTGCGGGGGCTGTGGCGGTTTGCCGGGGCCAGGCGGGTTGCCGGGGCGCAGGGAAGCCGCCTAAGAGGGCCATGCCAAAGTCCATGCGGCCAGAGCCTTTGTCAAGCAATACCGTCTCGCGCTCCTGCGGCACGAAAACCTCCGCCGGCTTGATCTCCAGCAGCGCTTCCGACTGCAGCAGATCGACAACGGCCTCGGCGTTCAGTGCTCTTTGCGTTGCAGCTTTAGCTTCAGCCTGAGCAGCCGCCACCTTCTGCTCGGCTTCCTGCGCCGTGGCGTGCGCTGCGCTCAGTGTCTGCATGGTGTCAGCCCATGCCGCCTTGGCCTCGACCTCGAACTCCTCCAGGCCGGCCAGATCCAGGGCTTTGATGTGTCCCTGGATGCCTGCAATCTGTTGCGACGTGGAGCCGAAGGGTAACCGCGCCGCATCCTTAATCGTGTCGATTACCTGCCGGTGCTTTGCCACCCGCTCGGCTTCCGCCTTTGCGATGGCATCCAAGGCGTCCTGGTGCGGCTGGATCAGGGCTGCCACCTGCTCGCGAAGAACGTTCTTCACGCGGTCAATCGCCTTGCCCCGCTCTAGGGTTTCGGCCTTGGCTTCCTTGTGCGCCTCGTCGATCCGTCCGTTCAACCGCCTAAGGCTGAAGACGTAGGACTTGGCGGCGGCGATACCCTTTTTGTCGGTCAAATCAAAGGTCACCTCGGCGGCCTTGGTCCTGGCCTCCTTGATGTCACCTATCAAAACCTCGTACTGGGTGATGACGGTGGTCGGTGCCACAAGGGCCAGGGCGTCAGTCGCTGCTGGTGCTTCCGGTGCCTCTGTTACTGGTGCTTCTGTTGCTGTCATGTCGGGTGATTGGCTTTGGTTAGTTGATCAGCGGCGTAGACCGCTACGGCCAGAGCTGACCACACATGGCTCCTAACGCCATAGGTGGGGCCTGGGTTCTTCTTGGTGCCGGGTTTCCCCAGTCGGTCGATTAGGGCCTGGCGGACGTTGGGATCCTTGGCCCTGGTGGTGCCGCATAAGTGCAGCTTGATGTCCTTGCGATAGCAGCGGAGCGAATCACGGCTGGGGTTGAATGCCTCCTCAAACCTGCCAATCCATAGGCAGGTTTCAAAGGTTTCCTTGCCCACTGGCATCCCGTAACAGGCAATCATTTCGATTGCCAGCATTGGCCTTAATGATAGGGCTGAGCTAATGTTATGGCATAGCTCTTTTAGGTCATAGTTACCCCTAATACCTGCCTCGTCTATCAATGGAAGTCCGGCAGCGCATGGGTGAAACAAGACAAAGCCTGATTCCATGGGCCCTGGATCTATCGCAAGGATGGAATCAGGCATTGAAGTCATCCAGCGTCCCCCTCCGGTATCAGGTCCAGGGCGACGCGGAGAGTTTCCGCTTGCAGGGCCTGCTCGAGTGTGCATCCGGCAGAAGGGAAAACGGTGTCCAAGATCTCTATCGCCTGCTGCTTCAGCGTGGGCTCGGGTTTCGGGCACCAGCGGGGGGTGTGGAGCCAGCAGTATCCCTTAGTGGCGACATGGTTCCATCCGCCATAGTTCCATTTGTCGAACCACAAATACTGAACCAACCCGTTACCATCCCCATCCTTCTCAGTCGGCGGCCTATCCGTAATCGGCTCAGGCCACTGATGCCGCAGCGCCTCGGCGGCCTTGGCGGCGCCCCAGCGGGCGGCAAGGATGAGGCCAGCTTCAGAAAAACACCAACTCGTTAGTACGTCTGCCGATGGCGTGATGCTGTTTGGATCAAAGGTCGCCATCGTCCTCCTCCATCCGGTCGAACAGGTTGCCCTGTTGATGCTGCGCAAACAGCTCAAGGTCCAACGTGTAGGCCCTGGCATACCTGACCTTGGCCTTGACCTCGGTGCGCCCGGTCTGCCGGCTGAAGGCGAAACCAAAGGCCATCTTGAACTCACCGCCTTCGGTGCATTTGCTGGCCCGCTCGAAGTGTTGATCAAGCAGGTAAGCAAACGCCTCCTTGGCTGTCTTTTTCTCGCGATACATTTCGGCCAGCTTATCCACGTCGGTGCAATCAACGCCATTGATCTGGACGGTGGTTTTGCTGAGATCCATCAGCCCTTCCTCGCCGCTTGTTCTTTCGCCTGCCGCAGGTATTCATTGAGATCAGTGAAAACCTGGGACCGGCACCAGCGGAACAATTGCCAGCTGACTGCATCGGCTTCTTCTACCGTGCATTCCTGGCTACGGGAGCAGAAGAAATCCTTGCTTTCGTAGTTGCCTGCGTTGTGCTTGTAGCTGAAACTGCAGGTGACTGTGGTGAGTTGTGTCATCAAGCCCCTCGGGAATCATTGATATATTTAATAATATCTAAAATTGTCCCCGCTTCTTCTTGTGAGCCTTGACGGCCTTGACGCAGGTCGTCGATAGTTGCCGCTATCGCTTCACCCTCAGTATGGAAGGTGCGGAATGCAGCCTTCTGCCTTCCGTATTCATTACCCGTAGAGGAACGAATATATAAGGTGTTGTCTGATTCGGCTACGCAGTCAACCGTAGCCAAGACGATAGGGGTTTGAAATTTGTACGCTGCCCTGCATTCGGCCAGGGTAGGTGGGCGGTACAAAGTGATCGGCGGATCGTGGTTGACACGATTTGAATAGGGGGCTCTGGCCATTGATACTTCGGGAGTAAGTGGTTATGTGGGCGCTGGGATTCAAAAAGGGATTTCCTCGGTGGACGCAGGCCCGTCGTCAAACGGGACATCAGAGGTACCCTGGCCCCCCCCTCCGACCAGCGCCAGCACCTCTGGGCTATTGGCCCTGGCCCCCTCCTCCGGTGGGCCGAATGCACCGGGGGCCACGGAATCAACTACATAAGGGGCATGGCGCAGGATGCGCACGGCTAAGAGGTTGAGGCTGAGCCCCTTGCCTCCGTCCTGGTTGTCCCACAGGTAGGCAGAGAAACCAACCTTAACTAGGGATCCGTTGCCGATGGCTACGGTCTTGGGCCATGGCTGATTGGCTGCGTCCTCAACCATCGGCGGGGGAAGTTCCACGCCATTGCGGGTAACAATGTCCCGGCTAAAAGTGATCCGGGTTAGCCCGGTTTCATGCGCCAAACCGTTTTGGGCTGTCTCCGTCTCCTTCTTCCATGGCCTCCCGTTGGGGCCATAGGCTGCGCCTTTGCCGAATTTCTCAACAAAAATGGCGTGCAAGGAGCCAATGAAAGCGGCGACGCTTGAATCGAGTTCGGGGTTATCCAGTTGCAGGACAATCCCGTACTGCATTTTCTTGGCGCCAGTCGTCTTATTTACTTTCTCCTTTGGCTGAAGAATGTTCGCAAACAAGCAAAGCCCTGGTGGGCTGACAAGCATTTCCGGCATCGTCGGGTGACTTGGTGAAAGGGTGTCGTTGATTCGTGCTCCACGGCTGGAGCGCAAAATGATGATGGCACCCCAGCGTCAACTTGTCAACAAAACCCATATGGGTTTTGGCCGATGGCATCCCGGTCCAAGGTGCCAACCATCGGCGGCTTGGGGATGCCGACACCGCTACGGGCCTTGATCTCGCTGCGGATCTGGGCCAGCCAGTCAGTCCAGTACAGCTCGCTGCTTTGCTGCATCAACTCCTCGGCCAGCCACGAGGCATTGGTGGCAGTGGTGGCAAAGCAGTCGTGGTTCGTAATGATCCCGTATCGCTGCTCTCCAGCCTTGTTGACGATGGCCTGACAAAAGCTGCCATCAAAGCTGTGAATCAGGTTGGCCATGGATCCCCTGGCGGTTGCCACACCCCCCAGGGCAACCTCTGACGCCTTGGCGTCCACCCATCGGCGCTTGCCAGACACCGCCGTCCTGCCGATCGCCACCCGGTCGGGCTCGCGGCCCAGGCGGAGCAGCATCCCGCTGGGTGCATGCCATTCGACGTGTTGCTGATGCCTGGCCACGGTGGCGGTGGCCTTCCTCATCCAGGTGCGCAGAGCCAGCACGCTGCCCAACTCCTGCTCGAATACCGCCATCACATGGCGGGCCAGGTATTGGCTGGGCCGGATCAGACGCTTCTCCCATTGGGCCGGCGGCAGGTTGGGGCAGTGCTCCTCCAGGTCCAGGGCCAGCCGGTCAACCAGGGACAGAAAGCCGGCGCCGTAGCAGGTGGTCATGGCCGGGGCCTTCATCAATGCTCGATCGATGCCCGCCTGGAGCCACTGCAGGGCCTGCCGCTGGTGATGCTCGGGGCCGGTGTCCATGTCTTGGCGCAACCGCGCTGTCACCAGCTCGGCCAGGTGCCCGTAGAGATCGACCGGGGAATCCCCCGTCACCCGGCACCGTGCCGCCAGCGCTGCATCACGGGTCAGGCAGGCAGTGATGCCGAACCCTGAGGCGTGTTGATCCATGCGCACCGGGCACCCGATCGGCTGCCATGGGTTCGCCAGCCAGGCTTGAACGGCAACGCACACCTGCAGGAACTGCCACGGGTCCTTGGCATCCCGCCATAAACCCAGCTGGCCCAGTGGATCCTCGGCGGCTGCCTTTAGGCGCTCGATCTCATGCTTCCCCCACCGGCGGCGCTCTTCGTGGCTCTCCCGGGTCATGCCCCAATGACCGGCCGCTGCCCACAGCAACCACTCGAATCCCTCCTCCCCGCAACGGTCACCGCGCAAGTTGATGCATGCCTTGCTGTAGTCGGGGCCCTGGTGGGTGGCGGCCCGGTTGCCGGTGTAGATCCGCCCCCTGAAATCAAGCTCGTATCCGAACCAAGCGGGGCCCTGGCCCAGTGCCTCCAGCTCCCGGATACCGGTCTCGATGCGGCGGCGGCGGCCACCGTTCTCGGCCCGGTCCCGCTGGGCAGCCACCACCTGCCGCCGCCAGGCATTGATGCCGTCCTTGCCCACCTTCTCCTCGGGCCGGGGCGGGGCCACCAGCGGATCCCGCTGCACCGGGAACAACGGCAGACCCTGGTCCCAGGCGGTGCGCACCAGGCGAACCATGGGGGCGTCGATCTCCATGGGCTGGGCCTGAAGCTGATTGGCCACCGCCATCTGAAGGGCCAATGGCTGGTGCTCCAGGTAGGGGGCCCTGACGACGAGGGGCTTGCGGTCACCACCCCAGAAGCCGGTCCACGGCTGCGGGGGCTCCAGCATCGGCAGCCTGCGAACACCGCCCCTGGGGGCCGGCGCTGCGGCGATGATCGCCTTGGTCTCGGGGCTAGCGGCCACCAGGTCGCCGGTGCGCTCCAGCAGGCCGATGGCAAGGAGCAGGTCCAGCAGCAGGCCGCCAACCTCGAAGCGATCGCTCCGGCTCCAGGGTTCGACCGGCTGCCCCAGGGCCCGCAGCTGCCGCGGCGCGGTGATTGCCGTTTTCTTCATGCGGCGGTTCATCAGCCGGAGGGTGCCCGGGCGATCGTGCGCCAGGCCAGCACCACGAAGCTCCAGCTCCAGGGCCACGCCCATGCTTGATGCCAAGGCGCGGTGCTTGTGGGTCTGGGAGATCCCGTCGATGGCATGGCCCAGTGCCGTGGTGACAAGGGCCTTGACGCCCCCCCTGCCGCCGAAGTTGGCCAGGGCGAACAGTGCGCAACGGTGCGGACCTGGCACCGAAGGGTTGAGAAACAGCAATTCGACCGCCTCGCGCAGGCGTTCGCCATAGGCCTCGAACAGCAAACTGCCGTAGGTGGTGTCAGCCTCGCGGCCCTTCTCCCGGCTGCGACGCTGCCAGGCCATGGCGGCCTGATCGGCCTGAATTTGCGCCGCAGACTTGCACACTCGCTGGCCGGTAGACAAACGGGATTTGGGGGAGGGCCCCGAAATACTGGCGCAGACCGCAGAGTTTCCACTCCACCCATGCAAGAAGGCCCGGCATTGCTACCGGGCCTGTCGTGGTGGATGTTCTGCAGGGGTGCATCTATCGCTAGCAGATTTTAAGTCCGCTGCGTCTGCCATTCCGCCATGCCCCCGTGTGTTGCTACAGCGGTTCTGCCGTTTTTAGGGTCTGCGTGGTCTGCGGGGAAACGCAGACTATCGGCAGACTTGCGGCAGACCTGCAGCGCCTGTAGACGCATCTACATTACAGGCCCCGCTTAAGCGCTCAATCAGGCTGACACCCTTGTCCGTGAGGAACAGGTTGCCCTTGTGCTGACGGAGCAGGCCGTAGCACTTGAGCGCCGCGACACCCGAACGGGCGGTGACTGAGGCGAGCATGTCCTGCACCGTGGCAATCGGGCAGGCTGCGCCCATCTCGTTGCAGACATCGACCGCTTCGAGGACAGCAAGGAAGCTGAAGTGGGGCAGTCGTTCGGCCTGCGGCGCCGGCTGCTGGATGCTTTCCAGAAACCAGCCATCCATCCAGACCGCAAACTGCGGGGAGATCCAGCGGGCCAGGTCCACGGCAAGGCGTGGATGGATCCAGGTGCCCTGCAGCTCGGGGCGCCCGCCTTGGATGGAGGCCACCAGTTCCGTTGCGGGAAATCCCGTAACGGCAGCCAGAGCTGCGATGTAAGCGTCTGTGCGCTCGATTCGGGTGTAATCGTTAAGCCGTTTGCGGTTTGCCTGGCACATGGCCGTGGCATTGACATATCCGTCGCTGATGCGACGACTGATCGGCGTGTCATTCCACACGCGGACAGCAAGCCCAGAGGGGTTCATAGGGTCTGATCGTGTTTGGAGCCAGGCACTGCTGCCCAGCTGCGGAACGGTAGCAGCATCTCTGCGCAAGTACGGCAAGCCGTGTTTGCCCCAAGGTTCCCCGTCAACAGGAAAGGGTCCACGGGAAACCCGCAGACCCTTTACCCGGCAGGGTCTCCAGTACGGCTCACGGCTCCGGCCACGTCAACCAGAACCACCGCTCCCGCCTTACGGTTGGGGCCGACCCAGCAGTGCAAGATTAGTCGTTGCTCTCCAGTAGTGAAAGCTGGCCCGGCACTTCTGCCGGCGACGGCGCTGGGCGCCTGCGGTACGCGGTCTTCGGTGGTGGTGGGCTCAACTGGCGCCGGATCTCATCGCGCCAGATTTTGTAGGGGTGCAGGCTGCGCTGGCCGTAGGGGTAGGCCTCCAGCAGGGCAGCACGCAGGGCCTTGGGGTCCGCGGTGCCCACCCGCTGGACCACTTCGGCAATGATCGGACGGCAGTGGTCGCGCCAGGTGGTCCAGGCCATCACGCTGCCTCCAGTACCCGGGCACACTCGGCCAGGGCGTTCACGTCCACATGGGCGTAGCGCTGCACGGCTCCCAGGCTTCTCCAGCCACCCCATTTCATCAGTTGGAACATGCTGATGCCAGCCGATGCCAATTTGGATGCGCAGGTGTGCCTGCAGCTGTGAATCACCAGGGCTGGGTCATTGATGCCGCAGCCTGCAGCGGCCTTGTCAAACAGGCGCTCGAACTGGTTGTAGGAGTATGGCCAAACCCGGTGCCCTGGCCTGGCGGGCAGGTGCGGACTGATTGCGTCCACGGCACGCCTCGTCAGCGGAACTGATCGAGCATCGCCGTTCTTGGTGTCGTGGAAGCTGACGGCAGGCTTGGTCAGGTTCACATCACCGCCGCGCAGCTTTTCAGCCTCGCCCCACCTGCAACCGGTCTCAAGCAACCAGACCAGCAGGTCAGCCGCGGCGGGCTCCCCGTTGGCCTGGAACCACCGGGCCATGGCGTCCCGCTCCCAGTCGGCCACCACCCGATCGCGGGTGTTGGATTCCTTGAGCTGACGGGGCAGCCGTGGGGCGCTGCCAATCTTCCCGTGCAGCTGGGCATCGGCCACCATGGCCTTGATGGCGCTCACTTTCTTGTTGATGGTGGCTGGCTGGTTGCCACCTTCTGCCAGGGCCTGCCGCCAGCGCTCGATCTCCGGGGCATCGATGCTGGTCAGGGGTGTGGTGGGGCCGAAGAAATCAACCGCCGCCTTGGAATAGATGGCGGCCACCCGCTCGTAGCTGGTGTTGGCCCACCTGATCTGCAGGCTGAGGGTGCGGGCCTCGGCGATCGTGAACCCTGCGGGTGCTTCCTGCGCCGCTGCACGGTGGGCGATGCGCTCGACCAGTTGCGCCTCTGCTGCCATGGCCTCGGCCTTGGTTCGGCGTTGAGCCGTGAGTCGCTGGCCGCCAACGGAAACGTCAGCGATCCAGCCTTTTGCTGTCTTTCGAATCGTCATGTCGGGTGAGTTGTTGGATTTGCTTGTATAAAAGCCGGCCTTTAGTGGTGAGACTGATAATGAACCGGCGCCCTTCCTCCTGATCTGGGGTAGTGGTTATCAGTCCTAGCCCTGGCTTGCCGTTGCGATGAACAGAAGCCAGGGCGTTAACGGTCCTACTGACCGAGCTATTGGCTAGGTCTAATTCTTCCTCCAGATCACGGTAGCGGCACTGACCGCGACGCCCCACCGCCAGGAACAGGCGGCAATGATGGAGCGGAACATTTGCCGGATCGTCATACTGCCCCGAAAAAAGGGCCAGGACCATCTCCAACTGATCCATGGGTGGGATACAACCGTAGTACCCAACACGCTAGGGCACTTAACCCCACCCGTCATAATCTCGTCATTAATCCGGGCTTGTAAGCTGCGCTCCAGTGTCAGAAGCTCGCCAGACAGGGCCTCCGTCAAGGCCTCAGACGCTATGAGACGATCTTCAACCCACAAGATTTTGACCAGCAGGAGACGGCATGGCTCCAGTTCTGGGTACTCAACAACGGTGTATCCCACCCCGTGGCTAAACAGGGTGTCGAATACGGAGCCGATGCACAAGGGTTTAGTGGTTGCCATTTGGCGTTGTTTGGGTAAGGAAAATCTGCCGCTCGGGATACGGCAGGTGCGGGTGCGGCCTGGTGTCCACCAGCCGGAACGGGCTGTTCCTGGTTTTGCCGGGCCCCAGGTTGACGGGACGCCCCGACAGCAGGAATACGGATCGCTGAACGGCATGCAACCCCATGCCTGATGCGGCCATCAGCTCCCGGTAGGTGTCCCGACCAGCTGCGATCCACAGCAGGACCTCGACGTCCCTGCTTTTGAGGTTGAGCCCTGCCGCCTTGGCTACCTCGCGCATGGCCCTGAACCTGCCGGCCAGGGCGGCGCATTCAGCGGCGTCCATTGCGCTGTGCCTCCTCGTAGAGAAAGGCCCCCACGTAATCGCGCACGCGGGGCTTGCTTTTGGCCTTGGGGTACCGGGTCGGCCGGGCCGGTGGCTTCGGGTGCAGCTTGCCGGCCAGGGCGCAGGGCCCCAGCAGCAGGGTCAGCAGCAGGAGGGCGACGATGGGGCCTGTCATTTGTTGGCCATGGTGTCGTTGGCTGCCAAAGTTCTGACCCCAACGATCTGCCGGCGATGGCGCCAGAGCCACTGGCCTCCGGCCGCAATGGCCAGGCCGGCCAGTGTGATCAGCAGAGGGGCGATGCGTGCCGCCGCAGTGGCGGGGGGGAGGGTTTGAGATTTGGTCATGGGATTGGGGGTCAAAAGAAAATGAAACTGGAGTGACTTGTTTGACCTCTTCGTAGCCAGGCCACAACAGGCCCCACTGATTTACGGTCAGGCCATTTGTATGAGCCTGGGTCAATCAAGCTTTCGCCCACACAAGTAACCTCTACTTCGCTTCCATCGTGAGCGAGGTATATAGATGAACCGCGTATTTTTGCGGCTTCGGCACTGAAATAAGCGTAGCGCAGGGTGGGCGCAATTTTTGCGCACCAGGGGAGTGAATCAAGTGTCATGGAATTGAGGGCGACGGGATTGGATTGTTGCCGGGAAGCCCCGGCGGGCTGGATATCAGTCATCGCCCAGATCTTCTCTCACATGCTCCTGGATCAAATCATCAAGCGCACAAAGCGCAGTTTGCGCCGCTTGCATTGCGTCTTTGATTTCCCTGGGAATAGCGCGAGGGTTTGACGCCCAAGTTGCTGCAATGTTTTGGGAAAAAATGTTAGCCGCTGGACCAAGATCGCGCCAGTCCTGGTATTTGCATGTGTTGGCCATGGTGTTGTTTTGTCGGGTGGGTGAATGCAGCAGAGCGCTGCAGGGTGGCCGAGGGTTGCCCCGGGGCCACCGGGCAGGGTTCAGGCGGCTAGTTGTTGGGGTCCGCGGGCTTTACTTCTGAACTCCTGGACGCCGTATTTTGCGGCCAGTTCGTCCAGGCTGCCAGGATTGGCGCGGGATCGGCCCAGATCCGCTGGCTTCCAGTACCAGCAGCCACGGCCTGAATGCCACCTGCAACCCTTGGCCTTTAGCAGTTCCTTCTGGGGCTTGGTGTTACCGCGAATCCAGATCCAGAGGCCTATTAAGTCGATCGTCAAACCTGGCAAGGTGAGTAGTTCGCTTATCTTATCCATGATCTGTTGCTCCCGTTCTGAGTTATAGGTATATTTTCTGCCGTCGCATTCTTTACCGTTGTTACCTTTCAAGGTTTTGTGGTATTGGGCATTAATGGCCTTCATTGTTTCCAGGCATCCGCCTAAATCTGGGTGATGCTGCCGAGCGAGTTCCCGGTAACGGGATTTAATCTCGATCACGTCTACGAGCCCGTAGAAATAATTCATTGTCGTCAGGGTGTCGGGTGAATAGCTGCTGAGGGCAGCAGGGGCCCAAGGGTGGGCCCGTGATGCCGTCAGGCCCAGGTTTCCTCGCTGAACCGATATGGGTAAACAGAGGGGCCCCATAGCTCAACCCATCTAATAAGCGCTTCATTCCTGCCTGTGTCCCTGTTGCGCACCACCAGCGCTAGGCCTACCTCGTTCATGGCGGCAAGGTGCATAACGGCCGCCATTGCTGCGCTGTGCCTGTTGGTGGAGCTGGCGACCATTTGAACCGGGCCAAATAGCGCCTGGCGCCAGGTGCTCACCGGCTGACCAGAGATCCAGAACACGCCATAGGAGGCGTTTAGCCCGTTGATTGGCCCCGCGTTGTCAATCGGCTCTGCATCGTCTGCGGCGGTGACGCCATGAGCCAGGCTGGTTACCTCGTGGGCGGGAACGGTGATAAGTCGGTTCACGGTTGGTTGGGTGTCGGGTGAGTGTTGAACAGTGGGCCAAGAACGCTGCCATCAAGGGCTAGGTGCCCCTGGGTGGGCTTGGCGTCGATCGTCTGCGGGCTCCACTCCTGCGAGGGGCCAGGGAGGCCAGGGAGTGGGTCCATCCGGTATCTGGCGGGCTTGGGTGCCCGTGGGATGCGACGGGCCATCAGGAGAACAGCCCCCAAGCGGTAAAGGGCAGGGCTTCGTGGCCGCCTGCTGCTGCCTGCATTGCTTGCATAACCTGGACGGCTTCGTTTTCGCGTTGCTCCCAGGCCCGATAAGTCTTCCAGGCCTCAGATTGCGTGACTGGGCCAACTTTGTCCGATTCGTGCAAGCCCAAAAAATGCTTTTGCTTATCCCTTGCCATGATTGCGGCATGGTTCAAAGCGGCGTGAACCGTAACTACCTGCTCCGGCGTTAGCTGTAGTTCCATGGTGTCAAAGGGTGTCGGGTGAATAGCTGCTGAGGGCAGCAGGGGCCCAACGGCGGGCCCGTGATGCCGTCTGGTGGTGTCAGGCGACCCGTTGGCGACGGGTGCGGCGTGCCACTGGTGCAGGTGCTGCTACGGCCGCCTCGATCTCATCGGCAGCGGCTGCCAGGTCCGCATCTGCAGCGGCTGCCGCAACCTTCAGATCAGCAATCGCCGCCAGCGCCATTGCATCCATTGCATCCATGGATTCCATTGCATCCACAAATGCCGGTCTGGCTGGCATGCGGGGAATGAAGCGATCCAGGCGGGCCAGCACCAGGGCCAGCACCACCACCCACGCCAGCCCCTTGGCCAGGGTGAACGCGGCAGCCCACCCCAGCAGGAGCGTGCGCTGGCCGGGTGTCGTTGTTGTTGTCATCGGTCGGTGTCGGGTGATTGGGGTGCCCCCGGACTACTGGGAGCGGCTCGGCCCGGTTTAACGCCTATGGCCACTGGCGACGCTCCATCCCTGGAGCAGTGAGCCCACTATGGCCTCCTGATGTGGGGAATCATGGAGTTGGGATGGATTCGTAACAATTCGTAACAATAGGAAGGGAATGAGAACCATTGTCAAGCCATTGGCCATGGCTGCAGCACCGGCAGACAGGCTCAGCAGCGCTGCAGCGGATGTCAAATCTACTGACAACCCAGGCCAGCGCTGGTGGCAGACTGGCAGGTCTGCGGCAGACCGCGCCATTGGCCGCCAGGGCGATCAGCATGGGGGCATGGGGGGCGCCAGCGGGTGCGTTTTGCGGTGCAACCCATCACAAAATGCGACCCAAAAATTCAGGGTCCTCATGGCGCCAAGGAATGCAGGGGTGTTGAGCAGGTGGGGCCTGGGCTCTAGGGCAAATGGTTGTCTCCCCTTCTGCGAAATGGATTCGAAGGGCTGATGAGCAGGGAACCCGATGGGTGGTGGGTAGGCGGTGCCCTGAGACCGGTTGGGAGGCGCAGCCGAGCACACCGGCGGTAGCCTCCCAACGCAGCAATGGCAACTCCCCAGCCACTGACGATGGGCCTGCTGCGGACTGGGGACCATGGCGATGACCGGGGGTATGGGGCAGGCCAAGCGGCTGGGGCTGGGGAGGAACGGATCGGGCTTGCGCCCGTCTTGTCTCTGGGTTCCTATACAAGAGATAAGAGTGGCGGCAAAACGGCCCAGTGGTCGCAAGGGATGTTCTCCACCGTTGTATCTTATGACTGACAAAACGGGTACGCAAACCCCTTCCCCCCACTGGGTCGCAACCAGCAGGGGGGAATTGAACGGGGCCCGCCGACCACCCTCCAGGACGGATCGACCTATGCAGGTTACAGAGGGGACAGAGGACTTCCGAATGGTCCACAAGGAAGGGCTGGAGAAACTGGACGAGGCGTTGAAGGCCAGGCGGCTGCGGCCTCGGGACGTAACGGTTTTCTGGACGGCGGCCAAGTACCTGAACCTCAGGACCGGGAAGGCACACGTCAGCGCCGTCCAGATCGCAGGGGACCTGGGGGAGCACGCCACCCACGTCTCGGCGTCGCTGCGGAAGCTCCAGGCCGAGCTGTGCCTGGTGCGCTGCAAGGACAGGACCACCGGCGGCTATTACTTCCTGCTCAACCCCTACATCTG